ACTGACGCAGCCTTAACCTGCTTGGTGTAAGCCATAGCACGAGCCAGCGACTTGGTGTAACGAGCAGACAGTGAGTCATACAAGTTATCTTCGACCGCTTCTTCAGTGATCGAAAAACCCAAGGCAATGGTTTCGTGCGTATAGCGGGTTGACCAAGCTTCCTGCGCATTGTCATAAGCAATGGCAGAGCCTTCGTTCTTCACCGGAGCGGCGGAGAATCCAGACAGTTTGGTCTCTTCTTCAAATGAACGCTCAGAAGTCTCGGTTTCATAGATTTCTTTGTGCTCTTCGCCGTAGCGAGAGTACTCCATACCGAACAATGCGTTCAGGCCAGGGAGCAACTCTTTCAGTAGTTGTGCGCGTGAAATAGCCATGGTTTATGCTCCTTATACGCCAGTTGAATTATTGTACTGGTGCATAGTTGCATTTATCTTGACGATAAATTCAACAAATGTATCAGCGCCTGTTGCTGTCTCGCGCACCACATCAATGATGCGGATAGGCAGCGTATTGGTAGTAGCTTGAGTGCCTTCATCAATAGCCACTTTGGAGTTACCAGTGGTGGTAGATCCGGCGGTTTGAATCAAAGCAATGTTGTTACCAATAGCAGAGATGCCCATTCCGGCCACAACCGTGGTTGCAGAACAAGAGACTACTTGGAACAGAGTGTCAGGATCATCAGCAACCACAGCGAAGATTTTAGACCCCGATGCAATTGACTGACTAGCCGGATAGTACTGTTGCTGCTGGATTTGACCAGTTGAACCATTGGTAAAACTTACACCCAAAAACACACCGCAAGGCGTGGCAGTTGTCGTGCCAGTGTCCTTTTCGATAGTGCCATCAGAAATACGTTTAACCAAATCGCCGTAGAAAATGCTGGTGGCATAACCACTTGCAATCTCCATCAAACGGGTTGCACCCGCGAATACCTGTCCACCAATTAGGTTTACAGGCTTTAGACCGTAAGGGGCCGAGACTGTAGGATAAGCCATCTAAGACTCCTAAAATTTAAGAACCAGAACCAAAAGTAACTCTCGTCTTCTTTTCTGAGAAAAGAGGCATACGAGGATCGCTTTCACGAAGAAAATTGTTGTCTACGGAGTCCATTTGGGCTTTATTTTGAGTCTCGTAGTATTTCATACGTTGATCCAAAAACTCGCTTGGAATCCGACAGAGCAACAGTCCACCCACCTCAACGTTGCCTTTAAAACGACCTTCGGTGGTAGCGTGCATCATCAACTCAGGGTACTCATCCGCTTTACACGGCTCGTATCCTTCGCGTAACTTTGAAGAAATATTGCTTGGATCAGCAGTCCCCAATGTAGATATGCGCACCCAACGGTGCCTCCAGCCCGGACGGTCATCTGGGCTAGGTAGAGTCTCAGGTGGACGCCACGCTGTTGGGCGTTGCATCACAGCACGAGTATCTAACTCACGGCTCATACGGTTTTGTGCTTTTTCAGCAGGTTTGACTTGGCCTTGATCCATTATTCACCTCTTCTTAGTTGAGCAACCTGTTTAGCGTATTCTTCAATTGGGACCCCAAGCCTGCGAGCAATCGCCGCTTCGGATGCCTTTAACTTAATACGATTAGGCGGAGTACTACGGGAAGCCGGAGCCACAACCGTAGCTGATCTTGTTGCACGGCGTGGAGGATCGTCCTCGTATACCGGGTCTGACGTTCTTTTCTTTGGAGGCAGTTCGTCGTCCTCGTCGCTCTGAGTATCTTCAAAATACTCAGGAAATCTTTTGCGCATCGTTTTATCGATGGTTTCAAAGTACTCTTCAGTACCTATATAGTCCGCACCATACTGTTTTTGTAGCTTCTTGTCAAGCCCCATAGCAGTCATAGTCATTTCTTCGTCTTTCCCCCACCAATCTTTGTTGGTATCCACCCACTTTTGGGTGCGACGGTCCAACTTAGGCTGGGCAGGTTGGGATGCGGCAAAATCCTTGTCTTCCACCTCAATTGGCCTCATACCAGAGGCTTTGTCTATCTTTAAGGTGGCTTTGGCAATCTCTGCCTGGGCCTCCGTAAGAGCGTCAACATCCCCGGACTCATAAGCTTCTTTGTATCGTTTCTTAGCGGATACAAGCTCAATCTCAGCGGCAGACTGGGACTGCTCAATAAAAGCTTTACTGCCCGTTGATAGCTGCTGTTGGAGACGTTTGTTTTCCTCAAACACCTGTCGAGCAAAGGTTTCGGCGGCTTCTCGTTCGCGCTGAGCTTCCTCTTTTGCGCGGCGCTCATCGTGGTACCCACGGGTGAACTTCTTGATGCGGGCCTGTACCTTCTCGTCGTAAGAGGAGAGTTCTTCGTCAGTCGGGTCCTCCACGGGTTCCTTCATAGGCTTGCGCCCACGGTCCTGCGGAGGAGTATCGTCTTCGATTTCTACCTCAAACTTGTCTTCAACAGCAGTCTCCTTTTCGTCAGGAAACTTGTACTCTTCACCTTTAAATTCAGGCAATGTTGCCATGTGTTACTCCTTATGATGCTCGTGTAATACCACGGGGGTCTTCCACAACTGCTTCAACCGAGTCATCGTTGATGATGCGGAATTCACGGCCATGAATCTTCAGACGGGTGCCTGAATTGGGGCGGACGATGACAAAATCACCCTCCTTGCACGACGGTCCACTGGGGAACCGGGTAGGGTCTTGATAGCAGTCGGGGCCAAGTTTCACAACGAATAGGATCGGAGTGAGTACTTCCTCATAGTGCATTGTCTTGGCATCTTTGATTAGCCCCACCTCACTGTCGTGATATCCCTCCATTGCTTCGGGGACAACACACAACATCATGAACCTTTTGGGGTCAGGCAACTGCTTAGCTTTTTGCTCCGCAGTGGTGTTCAAGATTCCAGACAGGTCTACTGCCGCTACGTCAAACTCAGTCATCGGACTTCTCCATTTTTTGCACAAGGTCGTTAATGATGTTTTCTGCGAGGTTCAGACCCCGGATGACTCCGCAGACTTTTTTGTACTCGTCAAAGGTATCGGCTCGGCTTGCAGCGATAAAAGCAATTTGCTCCTGTCGCACCTTCTCGATCTCTTTGGCAACTACGGCTAAGAGTTTGTAATCACTCAATCATTTTCCTTTCTAGGTCTACTAGGCGATTTTTGCGCTGCCCGTTGCGCTTGCTGTACGGCCATCTGAGTACGGTGTTTAGCCGCATCCATGCCCATACGAACCCCTTCAATCTCGCTTTGGTAGGCGAGTTTGTCTTTCGCAGCGGCTGCTGTAGCCGCGACTTGCATTGCAGCAATTTCTTTCTGTGCTGCAATCCGTGCTTCGTCAATACGCAAGCGATCTGTTTTTTCCGCCGCTTCAACTTTTTGTTTCTGGGCTTTAAGCTCAAGCTCTTGCCCCTTTAACTTCAACTCTTGCTGTTGCATTTGTATAACTGGGTCTTGCATTTGTTGTTGCGCCTGTTGTTGTTGAGCTTCTTGCTGGTCACGTTGAGTAAGTTTTTGCGATGCTTTAGCAACTGCCATTGCAATCTGATCAGCAATCTCAGGAGGAATTTGCTTGTTTTGCTCTTCAGTGGGCAGTGGTGCGCCAAGCTCCAACTCAACTTGCTTGCGGTACTCAAACGCCATGTGCTCATTAACGTGGGCCATTGCCGCCGCCATGATTGCTTGCGCCTGTGGGTTCTGCTGCATCATCTGTTGAATCTTTGGATTCTGAATAGCCGCCATGTGCGCCTGAATGTGAGCCTCATGGTTCTGCTCAATAAACGCTTTGACGGGCTTACCCGTCAGCAAGTTCTGGTTTTCTTGCACAGGGTCTGTAGGAATCTGATCATCCTCAACAGGCACTAGCTTGGAAGCGTTCTTAACCCCTAGCACCTCAATCATCTGGCGGTGCAACAAGGGCAAGTTGTACAACTGTGGGGCTGACTGGGCAAGTTGTAGGACCGCCTGATACTGCACAACCTTCTGAGCCATCGTTGACGCATTAGGGTCGCTCACGGGGATCACGTCTACCAAGTCGTAGTCACCCCGTTTGGCCTTGCGGCTACCGTCCACTGGCTCGTAGTCATACTCTTCGGGGGTGTAGTCAGCAATGATGACTTTCAAGAGCTTAAACTCTTGTTTCATTGTGAAGTGCATACGCGACTGCACCGCGCCCATCACTTTAAGGGTGCGCTCCAATATAGCCAACGTAGTGCCCACTGGAGCATTAGCGCTCATGTCACTGACTTGCATGTCGCCACTAGAGGCAAACGAGCGCCCCTCTTGGACGATGCGGTCAAACAACTGATACAACACTTGGCTCGGTTCTTTGTACGGCAGGGGCAGGATGTTGTCCCTGATGGAGCCACTTGGTACGTCTACGTCTCGGAACTCTCCGGGTTGAATCGGTGTGTCATCACCTTTAATCCGAAGGCCACGCGACTTAAGTCCTCCGGGGAGGTTAGATAGAGTTCCTGCGTCCACCAATTGACGAATAAGCATTGTGGCGGATTTAGCGTATCCACCGATAAGGTGAATAAGTCCGTATCCGTAGAACCCAAATCCGGGGATGTATTGGTAGTGGACAAAGTGTTGCCGCTTGAGTTTAAGAACGTCTCCTTCATACCAATTCCTCCGAATGGCCACGATCTTGCGTGTCCCTTTTTCTACAGTAACCACGTAGGGTAACGCGATGCCAGTGAGTCGGCCCTTCTTATCCTTGTCCTCGTACCCAGCCAAGTCTAAGTCAATGTGCATCTCAAGGAATCTATAGCGATCGTCTTGGATCGCAGACATGCCCATTTCTTCGGCCTTCTGCTTCTCAATGTCGTCCAAATCATACGTGGGCTCGCCTAGTTTCACATCCATGTAGAACCCAGCTTCTATAAGCCTGGCTACTTCATTCTTGGTCTTACGCATGATGTGCGTAACCCGCTCGGCGGTCTCTAAGTTACTCGCGCCATAGGGCACAACGATATCTTCGGCAGGAATAAACACCGCCATCTGCCGCCCCTTGCTTGGGTCGTAGTACACCTTCTTAAACGCAGAACCCGCAATGGGCAGATTCCACAACATCTTCTCGTGCTCGGGGCGATACTCGTACATCACCTCGGTCAACTGGTAGTTCATGTCATCACGAACTCGCACTGCTGCTTCTTCAATCTCCGGGGTATCTTTGCCGATGATCACAGTCTTAACAGGCCCAGCGGCTGGGAACGTCTCAGTGATGCCTTCGCTCTGGAACCTAACCACGCTCTCAGTCAGCATGGGGTGAAACACACCGCACGCCCCCTGCCACGGCTCGGTACGCTCCTCATACTTCAACCCCAGTAACTTCAACCCGTCCACATAAGTCTGCATCCAGTCCTTGCGATCGTTTATGTCTCTACCGAAGTCTTCTATTAAGTCCTCGCCCAAAGACTGTAAATCGCTGTCGTCCATGAACTCGGCTAAGTTGGCGTCAAACTCCTCGTCCGTGTCTTTATCTGGCGTAAGTTGGATTTCTAAATCCCCCAGGCCAAACGTTATAGATTCGGGGTCTTCAATCTCAATTTCTATATCTGGCTCTTGCTCCATATCGGCAAGACCCATAGGGGTTGCGTACAAACTTTTGTCCATTGAACTTGTGGCCATGATGCGTCCTTACACTGTGTAGTACCGCTCTCTACGCGGACTCTTAAACCATTGAATGTCTTCGGGCTCGTCAGTTGGAAGACGGAGAAACCCACCTTGTCGAAAGCGCATAAGCGCCAGAGTTGTAGCGTCCACCAAGTCATCGTGTTCGCCTGATGGAAACGCTGCAATCTCATCTACTAGCTCTTCTGCCCATCTTGTTCTAGGCACCCAAACTTTCTTCGATGCAATTATGTCTGAGACCGAGTTGAGACGTGCTATCTTATCTTGCCCCTTACTAGGCGTGTACTCCATCACAGGTATGCCCATCGCCCTGAGTTCATAAATTAACGGCGCTCCCGTGGCCTTCTTCTCAATAAGCAAGCCATCCGGTTCGTATTCGTTGTACTCTTTGAGCACGTCACGCTTTAGCTCCACCCACTCAACACGCTTCTTATACGTATTAAGTAAGATGATGTTGGGCCTATTACCGTCGTCCTTGTGGTTAAAAATGCCCCAAGTTGTTCCCGCAGAGTAGTCAGCACGGTTGTTTTTCTCAAAAGCCGTGTCCCACGTCTGGAGAATGTAGTCACACTCGGGTGGGTCTTCTTCCTCCCACCACTGCCACCAGTCTCGTTTGACAATTGCACTCTCATTGCCTACAGGATTTTGCTGATACTGGGCCTGCCATTTGGCATTGGGGAGTTCGTTTCTTAGTGCTTCTAGCTCTGGAAGAGACCAAAACCCCGGCCATAGCGGGCTACCTGAGGGCAAAATTGCAGGGAATTCGATCACTTCCCACTCTTCGCCACCCCTTGCAGCGGCTGCTTTTAGCACTTGTCCGGTCAAATCCCGCTGTGCCCAGCGTGTCATCACGATAACAATCGACCCACCCGGCTGTAGACGCTGACGCGGACCTGACGTATACCACTCATACACCTTGTCGTATATCTCTGGGTTGCTTGCGGCCATCGCCGCCTCTTGTTCAGAGTGCGGATCGTCAATAATAAGGATGTCTGCACCCTTACCCGTCACTGTACCGCCCACACCGATAGCAAAATAGTCGCCGCCCTTGTTGGTGTTCCACCGTCCAGCCGCTTTTGAGTCCGTTTGCAGCCCAACACCGGGAAAAATCTCGGAATACACGTCCTGATCCACCAGATTTCGCACCTTTCGGCCAAAACCCACGGCCAACTCGCCTGTATTTGAGCTTTGGATCACCTTTTTGTGCGGAAATTTACCTAAAAACCACGCTGGAAGCAAATAAGACGCAAATTCTGACTTGGTATGCCGGGGTGGCATGTTAATGATGAGCCGTTTGCACGTCCCAGCAGCCACTCGCTCGAACGCATCAGCCATTCTCTTGTGGTGTGCGCCTTCAATGAACCCCGGCCACGCCTTTTTTACAAAAGTCATGAACTTATCCCTAGCCTTTTCGCGCTCGCTTAAGATTTCATGCTCTTCTAAAGAGACATAAAGGTCTTGCAACACTGAGTTAGGCAAGTTCGGAAGAGCTTTGAGTAGGTTCTGTAGTTCTTGGGGGTTCATCGTCTAGGAGTCCTAGCTCGTCACTAATGCTCTTTGCTTCTATATCAACAACATCAGTCTGCAAAAGCCTGGAAATCTTGTCTTGGATCACTTGCCGCAGGTCATTTGCACTTCTATGCGTGATAGTGATCTCAGACTTATCAGTGAAGGCTCCCACATCGGAGAGTTTCCCTAGGAGTTCTATAGCACGTAGTTCGCTTTTTGGGTCTCCGCAGGCGCTAATCTCTAGCAGGCGGTTTGTGATGTACGTACGTGCTTGAGTAGCGTCAAGAATAACTCTGTGGTCATACTCGGTTAGCAAAGATGCTAGCTTTAGCGCAGTGCTGCCTTGATACAAAGAAGGGGGGTTAACGTCTTCGTTCTTTGTGCCAGCCTTTTTCTTTTTATCGATTTGAGAGAAGAGCTTATGTGCAGCGTCTTCATCTTCCTGCGTCATCTCAAACGGCATGCCCAACTCGGACATCACTGCTGCGGTGCTTGCAGCAATTCTTACGTTTTCTTGAAAGGAGTCGCCCAACTGCTCTACTAAAGAAGTAGGAACAGCATGTTCATTCGTCGGGGCTATGTTGTTCATAGAGGAAACGGGCACTCCATGTGGGTATGGGCGCAAATGTAGCAGAAAAATATGGGGGTATGCAAGAAAAAGTTTGGGTCCCTTTGCCGGGGGGTGTTTTTTGTAGAAATTTTTATACAGGTAGCTGTATAAATTTACAGGGGGGTGGGGGGGTAAAAACCAAATGGTGGTGTCGAGTGAGTAACACACAGTGTAGCGGTCGCCGGAGTCCCTTTTTGTTTTTTGGGGTGGTAGGGGTCGCGGTCTACCTGGGTGTGGGATTGTCTGGCCGTCTACCTGGGTCCGAACCTGCGATATGTACAGACAAAAAAAAGCCCAGGCGGTCGGCCTGGGCTAAACATACATAAGGGCAATTAGTAGACTGCTGTCCTATAGGTAAACTCAGCGTGCCAATGTAGATTGGCCTTCTTATCGTTCAGCGTTTTAAACTCAGCGAACCGATCATGTGCTTGGTGCTTGGCGCATACTATGGTGTGAACCCTGGCATGTTTCCCACGTCCGTCTGGACTGGTGCAAACAAATACAGATATCACCAATTGCCCCACTTCATCTTCTTCCATGGTGTTACTCCGAATAGTTGATTTCGAATCCACCGGACAATATGTCCAGGGCTGTTTCTAACTGGTCGATGTCCGTACACTTTCCCACGGCCTCTCGAACCTCGGCACGCTTGGCCTTCAATGCTTCCCCATGTGCTTTGTTTTCCTCGGATGATTTCACCTTTATCACCTTGGTTAATTCGGCCTGGGTTTTCTTGGCGTCCTTGTTTTCTGGGTTATCCGCCAGCGTCTTGTATGCCTGGGCTAACTGGGCCCGGAGTGTGCCCGCATCGATGTCCTCGTATTTCTCCAGTAGTTTAGTGGTCTTCACCTCACGCTCGGTTGCCTTTTTTACTGCGGCTAAATTTGTGGATGATGGTTTCGTCAACCCAAAAAAAGAATCTAGATTCTTGGCAAAATCTACCCAGGCCTGGTCGTGGGCGTTGCCTGTTAAATCAGGGTTCGCATGGGCGTGCCCATTAACCCAGTCAATCCTCAGGGCCTCCCACTGGTCATAGCTGGGAGTGGTGCCCAGGGCGCGGGCGTAATCAGTGGCGATCTGAATCACCTCTAATTTGTTTTTTGCCATTCGTTGCCCGCATTCGTATGCGGCGTTTTTTTGCTCGAATGTTACTGGGCTAATGGCCTGGGCCACTACAGTTTTGTCAGTCATGATGTTACTCCGGTTGACTGGGTTTCAGAATACCAAGGGGCCCATCGCCCCAAGGCCCAGCCATATTAACTCAGTAACTATACTTTGTCAACAAATATTTAATAGGTGTAAACCCTAACCAGTTGTCTGGACAAAATGAGGCCCAGGCATTGTGTCGGAGGGGGGTAACGGTCATTCCGACGCGGTAGCCAAAAAAATCCCCGAACGAATCGGGGATTACTGGGTGAGTGGTTACTCCTTTATTAGTTCGTTGTCTGGGTCTAATACTGTCGCGCATGCCTCAAGTTTGTCTAAGTCCTCACAGGCTCGGATCATCTTTATCACGTTAGCACGGGCGGCTTTTAGTTCTTCGCGGGACATAGCGTTCTCTGTCTTATCCCTGGCCTTTACGATGCCTTCGTACTCGCGTAGCAAAGCACTGGACTTGCTTGGCTTGTCTGCCTTTGCTTGGTACTCTTGCTTGAGCAAGTCGCGTAGCACGGCGGTGCTGGTGTTGGCATACTTGGCTTCGACCTTGGCGGCTTTGTCGGCGCGTTCGGCGGCTTTCTTCTGCGCGGCTTCGCTCGTGCTCTTTGGTGCGCTGATACCATAAGCATCGGTGAGTCGGTTCTTAAACCGCAGGAATGCGGCATCGGCGCTGTTACCCTTTGCCTGTGGCTTGATACGCACATAGGCATTGATGAACTTCGTGCGCTGGTTGACCCAATGCTCAAAGCTCGGCTCGGTGCCCAATGCTCGGGCGAACATCTCCAACGCTAACCCTGCATCAATCTCTGATTTCGCGAACAACTCACCCGCTTGATCTGCTTGGCCTGTCACTTCGTCTATGGCTTGCGCCACTATGGTCTTATCCATTTGATATCCTTCTAGGTTAATGAACAACATAATGACCCTGCGTCACTATGTCATTCTCTTCATACGCTGATAGGGAGAATAACACAACTAGGGAAAACCCTGCTATTGTTCCGAACATTCTCGTCAGTGGTCACTAACTAAAAAATACCAAGGATCGGTCATTCCAACGCGGTAGCCCATATGTTAGCAGGCACTGACCAGAATGTTCCGAACATTAGGCCTCCTCAGAACAATTAGATCGTTGATTTTAAAGCAATGTTCCTAATGTTCTAATGTTCCGAGGTTTTTGAACAATATGGATTTTCCAAAACGCATCCATACATGAGGCTCTCCAGCAAGTGCAACTATCTCCCGCACAGAACCCTCAGGGGGGGGCTACTCTCCAAAACCGCGAACATTAGAACATTGCTTAATTTTTAATCAATTTTTTTATAACAACAACATATAAATCAATAACTTACAAACTCGCTGTAATGTTCTTGTAATGTTCCAAACACCCCCATTTCTCGAACATTGTATTGCTTTAGGTTTCTTTTTTGACCTTTTTTCGACCACTTTTGGAACATTGCAAAACACTACCTCCAAATCCCCCACTTTAGCGAACACTACCCCCCACCATAGGACATCTACTTGACATAGTATAGTTTTTGTGGTATACTCGGCGTAGCCTTCGGGCGAGGGCAAGGCTATGTGCGATTCACTGCTTTGCCCTGGTAGGCGACATACTGACATTTGGTCATTTTGTCTTTCCCTTCAACTTACGTTCTGGAGATATGCAATGAGCAACGCAACGACCGCAACTGCAACAATCACACCAACCAAACCCCTAACCCAAGAGTACCTTGATCTCGTGCACCGCAACATGCGGTCTATGGCCCTCCTGTGGATCGATGGCTTGGTAACCGACAAGGAAATCGCGGATGGTTTCCGTGTTTTTGCTGACTGCAACTTTGCTGACCCTGCCGCAATCAACGACCTGCTCGACCCCAACACTGGCCTACGCTACGGCGCACTGTAAACACTATGAACACTACAAACACTAAGAAGAACGGGTACTGCCACACCATCGGGTGCGATAACGGCATCGGCAAGATGCGAGCCCAGTATGGGCATATGGTGTGCAAGTCCTGTGGCGAGAAGAACGCCCAGCAAGCCAGACTTTCATGGTGCGTGGTGCAAGAGTACGGCAAGGGCGGGTATACCCTGGTCACCCCCGAGTCTGCACCGACTGCACTGAAACAGACCAATCAGAAGGACATAAGAGGATGAGTATGGACAAAATGAGGAAAAGTAAGCATGTCGCCATGCAACCCAAACGCAAACTTGCGAAGCACAACACCGACCGACTTGTGCTTTTACCCCCAGCAAAACCTTCCATGAGTGCATGGTTAGCGTATGCAACACAACGGCAACACGCTATCGACTTAGAAGATTTCGACAATTTCTGCAAGACCCACTAACCCAAGAGAACACTATGAACACCACAACAACCACACCCGCCGACCAACCCAAGCGCATCTATGGCGTCCTCCAAACCTACAAGGGCATGGTTAAGGGCTACCAGAACATGAAAGAGACCGCTGTCTCCCTGCTTGTGCACCCTGATGCAACTGATGCCGAGCTAAAGCAAGTCCGCGAGGTGCTGATCAAAACCCAAGATGCCCTGCTCTCCATGGCAGACAAACTCAACGCTGAGTTTGGTCCCGTGCATCACTTCCATGTTGACGGTGTGAGCAAGCGTTCGCTTGCCGCTGGTCGTTACGACCTCAAACTGTAAGGGGAAAACCATGCGAGCAGTTAAAGATTTGATAAACATCTTGGCAGGGATGCTTCTTGGTATGTGCTTTATGGGGTGGTTCTTTTGCCGTCAACTGAACATAACAAGTGGCCCCATGTACATCGACCCAGTCGTCCTGTGCATTTCTGTTCTCTCTGTCGTGTGCATGAAAGTCCTTGTGCACCTTGACCCCTCCTTCAAGGAATAACCCCATGAAAGCAAAAACCACGAGGGTAGCTAGATTCGCCCGCAATTACCTGCCTGATCAGGTGCCTTTCCTGCCAAGCTATGCAGAAGCACTGGCTTACTTCCACGGGACTAAGCCATACACCAAGGGCACATTCAAAGACGAACGCCCACTGGGGGGTAACCGCAAGTACACCCGACTGCGCATTAGCATGGTGAATAACATTGTGGCTGTCAAACACTACAAGTCTGACATTGTTTTGTACTACCCCGATGGCAGTTTGTATCTTGCTACTGGTGGGTGGGACTCCATCAGCACCGCGCAAGCCATGCAAGAAATGCTTGGGGTCGAGCGCGTTCAGCGTGTCCGCACATCTGTCTACTATGTGCATGAGGGTTTGTATTACTTGCTAGGGGATGGGCTAAATATTGACCCAGGGGGGAAGCCGCTACACCCAACCACGGTATCCGTGCACCATGTGCGCAAGCCTGTGATGGATGCACTACGCAAGCAGTATGCGCCACTCATGGTGTACGCCAAGCAAGTGTGCACGATGAACACACAGTTTGCGGTGCAAGAAGATTCGATTCTGCAACCGAGTAGGTTCACAGATATATCGTTAACTGTATTGAGATGGGAGAACTCATACCCCAATCACTCCTCTGCGCGTAGCGATCGCATCAATGATAGAGGAAACATTAAGTTGCGCGAGTTTTTTGATGTGATAGACAACACACTCGCATTGCCAGAAGATCAACGCTTAGATGCTATGTACGCCATAGTGCAAGTGTTGGGGGCTATGTTTGGATATGGAGGTTTCCAACACAGCCATTGCAGTTTCCCCCGACTAAAGAAAGGATTTGAAGAGTTACTCCGATTCCGATTCAGCGCAGAGATTTTTGAGAAGGTAGATGCACCAATAGGAAACCCAGTATTCGATGCCAACAACAAGTACATCCCGACAAAATGACACGCAGTCAGTATGTCCAACCAATCAAACCTAACCACTAAAGGAAGAAACATGGAAGTCCGTCTTAACACCGAGATCACCCTCAAGGAAGCAGAAGAGTTGATCATGGCTATTGGTAACACAAACGCGGTTCACCTGGTAGGTGAGCCAGGGGTAGGCAAGACTGCGATGTTCGAGCGCATCGTTGAGCGCACTGGGTTCCAGGGTATCTACATCGACACACCCAACACCGAACTGGGTGACATTGGTATCCCGATGCCCAACCACGAGACCAAGACGACAGCGTTGTATCCCAATGAGTATTGGGGGTTTCATCTGAACCAGCCGCTTTGCATCTTCATTGACGAATTCACCAAGCCCTCAAGCATGGCGGTTCAGAACATGTTGCACCCGCTACTAAACGAGCGGCGCATTGGTGGGTTCAAGTTGCACAAGGACTCTGTTGTCATCACGGCAGGCAACAACAGTACCGATGGCGTTGGTGATATGTTGAAAGCACACTCTATCAATCGACTAACGATTGTCCCTATTGCGAAACCACAAGCAGGGTTTAATGCAGACGGGTCTTGTGACGAGGATAGCTGGGGCTACTGGGCGATGCAAAATGGCGTGGAAGCCGAGGTGATCGCATGGGTCAAGGCGTTCCCTCATGCGTTGGCGTCCTACAGAGATGGTAGCCAAGCGGACAATCCGTACATCTTCAATCCCAAGACGCCCCAGCAATCGTATGTGTCACCCCGGTCATTGGTCAGGGCGAGCAACATTGTTAGAGCACGCGGCCAGATCACTCGCAATGCGCTTATCACTGCTCTAACAGGGACGATCGGTGCCAGTGGTGCGCGTGACATGGTGGGTTATGTCGAAGTGTCTGATACCTTGCCAACATGGGAAGAGATCATCAACGACCCCTCCGGTGCGAAGGTACCCAGTAGCCCCGCCGCGCTCAACATCATGGCGTTCGGTGCACAGAAGCGCATCACCCGAGCCACAGTAGGTAAGTGGTTCGAGTACTTAAAGCGTACACCCAAGGAACTCCAATCCGTTTTCTGCTTAAGCACAAGCAAGAACCCCGAGAAGCAACAGATTCTCATGACCAGCGGTGCGTTCGTGCAATGGATGCGCGAGAACCAATACTTGTTCTGAAAGGGAACTATGAACGATTACAAACTGAGCGAGCGCATAGAGCGTGTCGTATTTCTGCTCGCACTGATAGTGCTAGCTTTAGATGTTTTAGTATGGAGACCATGAAATGAAACTACCAGCCGAGAAGCGCATAGAGAGAGCGCATGTGAAACTGATGCAACACAAAGACTTCTGCTTATTCAGCGGTGTCTTTATGGTGGGCAAGGTGACCATATGCGATAAGACCCGCACCGCATGCACCAATGGGCGTGATGTTATATATGGGAGATCATTTGTAGATTCCCTTGATGACAAGCAGTTGGCTTTCCTTGTTGTGCACGAAGCCATGCACAAGTCCTACCGGCACATGAGTGTATGGAAGCATTTGCCTAGCAAGCAAGTGGCGAACATGGCTATGGACTATGTAATCAACCTTGAGATACAAGACACCGACCCGAGAGGGCACGAGGTGGCTATGCCACGAGACGCCGATGGTAGTCTGATCGGTTTGCTTGACGAGAAGTACAGGGGTATGGACACCAAGCAAGTCTACGACCTACTGATGAAAGAGGGCAAGGGCGGGAAGAAGGGCGACAAGAAAGACGGCAGCGGGACAGGGAACGGTCCGTCTTCTCCTGGCGATGGACAAGATGACGATGCCTCATCATGTCGCGGTGGCGAATTAGACGAGCATGACTGGGATGGCGCAGGGGAACTCACCAAGGAAGAAGTCGAAGAACTGGAACGCGAGATTGATTCTGCGTTGCGCGAAGGCTCTATCTTGGTAGGGAAAATGAACGGCAATGTATCCCGTGGTGTTGACGAGATACTGCATCCCAAGGTCAACTGGAAGGAAGCCTTGCGGGACTTCATCAAGGTGCATGTGAAAGGCAACGACCAGTCCACATGGCGCAGACCCAACCGCCGCTACCTTGCTAGCAACATCATAATGCCCAGCGCCGAGTCCCACAAAGCAGAGACTATCTTGATAGCGTCTGACACTTCCGGTTCCATTGGCGGGGACATGCAAGCGCAGTTTATGGGCGAGATGGACTTGATCTGCAAAGATGTAATGCCTGAGCGAATTGAACTGCTTTATTGGGATAGCGCGGTAGCAGGGCACGAGACCTATGCGGGTGCTGATGTGGCGAACCTCATCAACTCTACCAAGCCTGTTGGTGGTGGTGGGACTTCACCAGAGTGTGTGCCTATCTATATGCAAGAACACAGACTCTATCCCCAATGCGTGATCATGCTCACCGATGGGCATTTCTTTGGAGATAACTGGGCGCACTGGGCGAAGATCAGTGCACCTGTTTTGTGGTGCGTGGTGGGGAACAAGTCTTTTGTTCCTCAGGTTGGTCAGTCTGTTTATGTCGATTAAGAAGGAGTATCAAATGATAGATTCAATTGGAATTGCAACAAGTTCTATGCTTGTAGAACTCAACATTTCTTGCTGGACTGCACGAAAGCTAGACAAGAAAGTCTCCGAGGAAGTTGATGCGGCGAAGTCTACCAAGACTAGAGCAGGGAACTACCACAAGCATTTGCTGGCTGGCAACCCGCATCTGGATAAGGTGGTCAAGTACGCCGCCAATGTTCGCTTGTGGAATACCAAACAAACAATTCCATGGTCTGACGCCGGAGGTCGTATCGTGACTATGGCTAATCTTTTCAGTGGGGGGTACAAGCAAACGCTTGATAACCACAAAGCCGAGTTTGACAAACTGTCGGATACCTTTATCCGCGTATACCCAACGCTGATATCAGCGGCGGCGTTTCAACTGGGGGATTTGTTTGATCGCAACGAGTACCCCGAGCCAGAGGAAATCGTCAAGAAGTTTAAGTTTAACTACACGCTCTCGCCTTTGCCAACCTCAGGGGACTTTCGCATTGACATAGGCGAACAGGCTAAAACCGAACTGGTTGAGCACTACGAGCAACAGTTTAACGAGCGGTTGGATTTGGCGATGCGTGATGTGTGGGGTCGCTTGCATAGTTGCCTGACACACATGAGTGCGCGACTTGCTAGTGACGAGGAAGGCAAACGCAAAGGCTTTCATGGTACTTTGCTAACCAACGCAAGGGAGTTGGTGGACATGCTGACCAAGTTGAATGTGACCAATGACCCCAAGTTAGAGCAAGCCCGAAGAGAGCTAGCTTCCGCCTTATTGCACACCGATATCAATACTCTGAAAGAGAGCGACTATGTGCGTGAGACTGTGAAAGAAAAGGTAGACGCCATCATTGGCAAATTTGATTGGTAGGAGGTAGTATGCAACCATCAGAAATGTACGCTGTGCTCGACAAGGCAGGCATTGAGTACGAGATCGTGGAGATATTTGAGGGTGTACGCATCCTCAGTATCTTAGTCGAGGAAGTAGACGAGAGCATTGACAACACAGAAGAAGGAGAACCCGAATGAAGATTGACTATGGAACAACCAACGCCGTAAAGGTTAAGCACAGGCTGGATATGCTACTCCGTGATGTATCTATCAAGATACCACAGGCTATGTTTCAAGCCGTGACGACACAGCATATTGAGCATGTGGTTGTGTGCACATCGGTAGATGTTTTTAGTGGGCCTCATCACATGGGCACCATAGGGCTCAAGTACAAAACCCGCGAGGGTAAAGATGTTGAGACTTACTATATCAAGTCTGAGCACATACAAAAACTCCGTGGGCACCACCGCAATATCCGAGAGACCATAAGTTTCAAGGAAGCACTCAAGTGCGCCCTAACATTCTTTAAGGTGCAACCTGAAGATGCGCGAGTGCAAGATATGCGCGAGACGATGAGTGCATACATAACATCTGCGTATGATTCTGCCAGCCATAATTTGAGTCGTTCGGTAAGAAATAATACACTGTTGCACCCAATGCTAGAGTACTGCATCGATGTGATCGACAACCCGTCCGGTGCCACACCAATGCCAGCGCGACTATCCACCGACATAGTGAGCATTCGTCAGCATGTCGATAACTACCGAATCATGCAATCTGTGCGTGAGAGTTTCAAAAACAATCGGGGGGTCATTGTTAGGCTAGAGCGAGATGGGTCTTTGACTAAGATAGAACTCAGGGCCATTAAGGACGAGCCAACAATAAAGTCTATGGGTAGCACCTATGACTTGCCGCTGTACTATCAAGAAAAGCTAGCGATGCTAAAGATATGCCAGCCGCAACAGCCTATTGATAATGTGGGCGTTAAGTT